CATAGGTTGATTAAACATCGATGATCTCCGGTTTTACAAAGGTGACCTGAATAGCGTTCAGTAACGGTGTCCCGTCCGCGTTCTCCATCTGGTTGATCTGGATCGCCTTGCCGTCTAGCCGGTCTATGACTTCCTTCACAGCCCAAGCTTCTCCCAGCTCTGCCTGAGTAAGTAAAGACTCAACGATCCTTGGTAGTCTCGCAGGGTTTTGTACCAACGCTTTTCGCAAAGCATCGTGGAACATCTTCCCCTTTACAGCATTAGTGTTACCTATCGGTGCGGCCATATTGATTAACTCAATCTATAAGTTCCTGACACGGAATTGGAAATGTAAACTATTCTCGTTTAGATTGCAACCTATTTCTGTCCTAAGAATTGCATTAACGGGTCGTTCTCAGCTTCTCCCATTCCTAAGAACTGCATGAGTGGATCTTGGTTCGCAATCGGGAAAGCTGGCGAGCCCGCAAACAATGGCTGGCCTTTTGACGCTATCTGTTCGCGCATCTGAGGAGTGATATCCATTGACCAGACTTCAACTTGCTTTGGTCGCATAGATGGAATTCCGTTAGCGTCTCTTGTGTAATCCCCCGGCATAGTGGTTTTAGTAACCTTTGTGCCGTATTTCTTGGTTAAGTTCTGTAACGCTTTAGGTAGGATTTCGTCATAAAACCCTTTTTGTCCTTCACCGCCTACTTGCAAGTCAACGCCACTAAACTTTACAGAGCTTGATTTGCCTTTTTCTGCCACTTCCATTGCAGAAGCCCAGTTATACCCACCAGAGAAAGTTCCGTCATCCCATTCAACTTTGTAAGTACCATCACCAGCGTCAACAACTTTGCCAGACACAAGACTTGGCTCAACTTTCATTACCTTGTCAGCCATTTCCTTGCCAATAACTTCATCTAACGCTTTGCCGGTAAATTGATTAGAACCTGACCCATAGCCCGTAACGATTCCGTTTTGGTCAACCATCAATTTAATGCTTGTCCCGCCTGTTGGGTCGATTCTTACGGAGCGCGTACCGTCTGCATTAACCATTGGGACATTGATGCTATCCACCTGCTTACTTAGGTCATACCGTTCTGCCTGTGTCTTGCCGGTAGTAAACGCTAACTTATCATAACCTTTGTCTACTGCTTCTTGAATTGCACGTTTTAGGGCTAGCTCATGCCATGACTTTTTAAATGGTGCGTCTGGTACGCCTTCGCTTACTTTGCGTTCAATGGTTTCATATTTGACATCAACCGTATCTTTCCACCCAACATCAATTGATGCTTCTGCTTCGGCTTTAGTTTTGCCAAACCCAATAGGAATCCGCTGCCCAGATTTGGTTTCGTAATAAGCCTCAACTGTTGTTTCAGTTTGTGGCCCGTACCCCTTCTTACGCCCAGCCTGATGCCAATCTGACTGTATTTCTTCTATAAACAAGGCTTTCTTACCATCTATTACACGGTCATTTGCCCGCAAGTGGGTAAGGATATTGGGTTGTTCATAATGGGAAGATTTAAATGTGCCTTCAGCGTAATCTTGTAAACCGCCTCTAGCGACTAATTCGTCATATCTTTCTTGGGTCAATGGTGCTGCCCCCCTCCATGCACGACCGTCATTTACTTCTTCTAAACTTTTAACTCTTGTACGCTCTGGCAGCGTCAGCAATATCTCTCTGTAATTCTCTCCACCGGGGATAGTATATTTTGAAAACTTTGATGGTCTACCACTTGTTTCAAGAATTTGGTTATATTCGTTCCGAGTAAGCCTTCCTTCTGAATAATCAATATCAGCCTTGGCTCTGATGTCCGCACCACCGCCCAAAATTGTTTCTTGAACATCTGGCTTGTTCGCCGTTATGTAGTCTTGAACCTCTTGCTTGGTCACCGTGGGCTTAGATTGTAAGAACGTATCCAACCCTAAAACTTCTATTTCCTCTGGCTTTACGCCGGGAGTCTTTTGAATCTGGGCTAAAAATTGGCCTCCAGAGCCCTTGTTTTGTAACGGTAGAGTGGCTTCCTCAACCTTTGAGTAAAAGCCTAATGGTGACCTTGGGATCTCCCGCAAGGGTACTGTTCCAGCAGGCGCAGTCCTAGCCGACATCCCTAATGCCCCAATCGGAACTGATCCGCTGGTCGCAAGGCCACCCCCAAACATATTAAGAGCCGTGTTCAGGGCTTCTTCTTCGTCAAGCACCTCACCCCGCGCAGCTCGGCCCGGAGCCTTAATCGCCCGGATAAAGTCGTACAGGATCTTCGGAGCCACCAAATCGGGCATAAACCGGTTTTTGACCCTCGGGTCTTGGAGCATGACTGAGCCCATCATCTCAGGGCTTACACCGTAGTCTGACGGCAATGATCCCCGCATCCGGGGTAGTAGGCTTAACCTCTCAACATTCGGATCAAGATTGAATAAGTCTGAGAGGGTGGGCATTACTTTTTACCTTTAGTACCCTTTTTGGCTTCCCGTTTGACCGCATAAGCTATCGCAACCGCTTGCTTGACCGGTTTCCCAGCCTTGACCTCGGTCTTGATGTTCTGCTTGAACGCCTTGTCTGTCGTGGATTTCTTTAGCATGGCTACTTCTTTGCTGTCTTGGCTGACTCTTTGAACGCCTTTGCTGTGGGCGCTCCCTTGCTTCCGGGGGCTCGCATCTTTTCTGGGGTCTTGCCCGCTGCCTTTTGAGCCTTGATTCTCTCGCGCTTGGCGTGGATGTTCGCATAAAGTCCGGTAGCCATCAGTCATTCCCCTCGTTTTCGTTAATCTTGACGGTATCTGCCTTGATCTTCGCAAGCCACCAATTGCAATCCGCAATCGCTCCATCCAACGCTTGAAGATTTGCAATGGTGACGGCGCGTTGTTGATTAAGTTCCGCAACTCGCGCAAGTATTGAGTTCTCATCCATTAACAGTTCCAGTTTTTCAAGGCCGCAGCCTTACGGGTGGGTCGGCCCTTCTCGTCCTTCATCGGGCCGGGGACTCCACTCATCCGCGCACAAAAAGACTTTTTACGGCCTTCGTCAGCCTTTGTCTTAGGGTTTGGAGCTGGAGCTTTAAGGTTTGAATTATTTTTCGCATTGTATGCCGCCCTTCCTTTTGCAGTCATGCCCGCACCCTGCTCCACGGGCTTGTAGTTCTTGCCCTTGCCAGTAGTAGTCCGGGGTATGGGTTTATTGGTTGTTTTCATCGATCCAACACACATCCTTCCATGACATCATAAGCAGTTTTTGGCCTTCTTGCTCTACTTCTTGATACGTCAGGTACTCGCCTGTTGTTCCGTAACGAATCCTCTGACCTACCTCGCAGGGGTTAGGAATGATCCTGCCCTTCTTGTCGTATTCACCCGGCCCAACAGCCACCACCTCGCCTATGTTAGGGTTTTCCCGCATGATTACTTCAAGGATTGCGCTCTTTTCGCGCTCAATCGGCTTGACTAGAATCCGGTCTCTCAGGGGTCTTATCATTTCTTTTGCGTGGTTTAGGGTTGATTTCGGGTTTGGGGGTGTCCTTGGACTGATACTCCCCGCACCATTGCGTGTCTTGCTTCATTACATATTCGGGATACCGCTGGCACATACCGAACTTCTGGTTTGCCAGAAAGAACTTACAAGTCCCGCAATTCACTTCAAGTTTTCCAGCTTGTAAATCGTTGTGTTAATCAGATCCGTAATCCCGTCTATCAGGTTCTGGATCTCTGAATCTTGTGGTAAGTCCTTTCGGGTGTCATCCACATAGCTCCGCAGAGCCTTCATGTACGCAAGCGGGTCTTTATCCATATAGACCTCTTGCTCTTTATCGACCTCTCCGAATATCCCGTTGCGACCCATATAGGTCTCAACCAGCCCGTCAACTAGGTCAGGCATGGCTTCGTAGAACTTGCCCAATGCTTTATGGGCAGAGTAGCTAGTAGTCTGCCAATGATAGACATGAGCGCAACTTGCAGAGTGCAAGAGGTTTAGCGCGAAAGATTCCATTTCACCCATGACTAGATTCTGCACTTTCCTCAAGGTTGACGCAATAGACATTTACCAACCGTGGGCCTGTCTTGGCGTTGGTTTCCTTACCCTTTTCGCACCGGATCTTGTTCGTTGCCACCAGCTTAAATAGCACCGCCTTAACCGAATGGTTCTTCGCATGGGTCTTAATAGAAATCTCTCGCCTTGTCAGGTTCGGATACTTCGTTAAGACCTTTAGGATGTCTCGGCTGAGAAACGGCCTACGGGTGCGCTTTTGGGGTTCCATCAAGCTATTATAAACTGTTTGGTGGGAGGCGGTGTGTACGACAACCGGATCTCACGATGCTCCATTTGTCCCTCCCCCCACCAGCTTTACTTTTACCATACCCAAACATTGATCGCTCACCTTATATGTGCAATCAATCCTTTTATCGTTGATTTTCCAAGCGTCCGCAAGCCCGTCCTGCCCCGCCTTGAAAGCACCAACCATGTTGTCCTTATCCCGTGGCCTTCGGTCTGGGGGGTAGAACTCCACCTCCAGATATATCGGGCCTTCCTCGGGTATCTCCCACTTCTCTTGTAGGGCTAGCATCCTGACCGCAAACCGGTACTTCTTCTTGGCTGACGCTTGCGGAGCCCAATGGCCTGAGTAGTTGGGACTCAGCTCCTTGGGGGGCCACGGCAGGGACAAGCGTTCTTTTCGGTCAATCATTTAACGCACTTTCAGCCATATGGCAAAAAATGCCACATTCAATTGCCTGTTCAGTTGGATAATCCCCTACGTCTTTTGGTAGCTCGGTCAGCCAAATCCTAGTTCCCTTATGTTTTAGTATTTTTGCGTTTATTTTGCGTTCCATTTGCGCCATACGTTCAAATTGTTTTGGAAAATCTACTTTGATTTTATTCCAATACCCCAAACCACCTTTTACGCAACCTATGCAATTATTATTTTTATAACCTAATTTATACATGGCTGGTAATTCAATATTTGCCCGTTGCAAAATTGCAAGGCAATCTTCTTTAGTTAAGTTTTTTTCAATCAAAATTGACCATAAATTTACATTGTTATTCGCATCAATAAACCGGTCTACGCGGTCTTGTTCCTCTATGGTGTAACCAAAAACCTGACGATCATTTGGCAATTCATAACCTTTTCGCATTTCTTTTTTAAGCAATCTAGTACATGGCGCGCCAGCCACGCCAACCAAATAATTTCTTTTTTCAAATACTTCATAAATACTGCCATCATATTTTTTGTTGCTAATTACTTTAATTTCTTGCCCAAACCATTTTTCACAGTCGTTTTTGAACCTTATATTGTCTGGGTGTTCTTCTTTGACATAACAGTAAACAATTTCGGCTGGCCCTTCCATTAAAGCTAATTTTGTCGCCACCGCTGACGCTGCGCCACAAGAAAACCAACTGACTACTCGGCTCACCGCAGTAACCTTTCAATTGTGTCATTCAGTACGCTCAGTTCGGTCTTTTTCAATACGTTCCAAATAGCCTTGCGACCGTGGATACCGTTATGGCTCCCTTGATGGCAGTCCTTACAAAGGGGTATACAGGTGTACTGTAGCCCCTGCTCGATGTGGTGTGCATCAGAGGGTTCCGCAGCTCCGCAAACCCCACAGGGCAAGGATTTGACCGCCGCCAAGTGCCGTCTTTGAGGGGCGGTGAGCTTATTGTTCACGCAGCCTAGACTTTCTAAGACAGGTGGTCTTGCACCCGCAATGGGGTTCGCGCTTGTAGTCCGGTAGGAACCCAAACTTCATATCCAAATACTTGGCCTCTATCTCCCTCAATACCTTGCAGTCTATCCCCATGACCAGCCTATCCCGGCAGCCAAGGCATTGCAGATTAAATATCCGCGAGTTCTTTTCACACTTCTCACAGGTCACCTAAGACTTCCCATGCGCGTCTAGCCACTTCTGAAACTTGTCCGTTTCCAATGGCTTTAAGTCTGTCCACCCTAGAGGCCACCCCATCAGCCACTCGACCCACGTTGGGTTCAATTGCCCACCACGATGTTTTTGTTCTTTTATTACCGCAGTAACCAATGTCACCTGTCCCTTTTTTGTTGCTAGATGTTGTTCGCTCCTCGGCCCCCTTCGGCCATCCCAAGCGTTTGGTGTCGGCCATTTTGGAACCTTCCCCTGTGCTTCTCTCACATCCCGACCCGCTATGGCTAATGCTTCCTCTAAACTCATCTTCCCCGCTTCCCATACTTTTCTCATAATTCTGACTGTTCCCTCGCATGGCATCATTGATGCTGTTGGAGTTGGGAAGATTGGCTCTAATCCAGATTCTGTCCCTCTGATGGTTTGCTCCAACGTCTGCTGCTCCCAACACTCCCCATCTCGCATCAAACCCCATCGAGGCCAAGTCTCCGAGAACTCGTCCAAGTCCCCTAGAAGTGAGCATTGGTGAGTTTTCCACGAACACGAATTTGGGTCGTACTTCGTGAATGATCCTTGCCATTTCTCGCCACATTCCTGACCGTTCTCCGTCAATTCCTTCTCCCTTTCCAGCTGCGGAGATGTCTTGGCATGGAAACCCGCCAGATACAACGTCAACAATTCCTCGCCACGGCTTTCCGTCAAAGGTTTGTACGTCATCCCAAACCGGGAAAGGCGGGAGAAAGCCGTCATTTTGTCTGGCGCACAGTACGCTTGCTGGGTAGGGCTCCCATTCGACTGCACAGACTGTTCTCCATAGGAGGAGATGTCCCCCAAGTATTCCTCCACCAGCGCCCGCGAAAAGAGCCAACTCATTCATTGATCCCCCTTAATTCGTAACCAAACCAAGACTTCTCCCCAACTAAGAGGTGTTTCACCAAAATCGGGCTCCCGCAACCCAAATAATGTGTAGTCAATCCTCATGCGACCTTGACCGATGCCCGCATAACGGCGCTCTTAAAGTCTTGAGGGTGAGTAAATTGGCTCTCATCGATGCCCAGCTCTCGGCCTTTAGCCTGAATCCCCGCCCAAGTCTCGTGCCACTCCTTGCCCTGAACTACCCCCGGCAGGGTGACTTTCAGCTCGTCCTCCCACCTCTCTTGGCGTAAAAACGTGGCTGGGTAGGGTATGAACTGACCGTCATTCTTGCGCCATTGGTCTGACCGGCATTGAGCCTGAATCGCCTCTAGTAGCTCCGCAAGGGGTGGACGGATTTGGTCGGTCTGCTTCCAAGCCTTCCTCGCGTCCCCCTTGGCAACCTTCTTGGGGTAGGCTTTCCAAAAGGTCTCAAAGTCAGTCATCTTCACGCTCCCGTATGGACTTCGCAGCCTCTTTACTGACGTACCCGGCTAGCTTGGCGCACTCGGCTCGCTCGTACTGGACGGCCTTCTTGATGGCCTTGACCATGATCTCTGAGGCGCTCTGCTTAACGTCCCCGATGACAACCTCAAGCATCTTGGCTATCTGGGCATCTGAGGCCGTCCAAAGCGGTTTAATCAGGTCTCCCTGAGTGCGGATCATCCCAACCGACAGGGCTAGGTGTTCTATATCGTCACGGGTCATTTTTTTTGCCTTATCTGAGCTGCCAGTTCAAGACCAACTTCCCGGTAGTCCCGGTCGTAATCCTCGACCTCGGCCTCAATCTCACGGGCGCAAGCCTCGCGGGTCTGGGCCTCAACTAGGTTTGATAGAGCCATCAGGAACTCGTCAGGACTCAAGCCCTGCGGGACTTTTGCGATTAAATTGCCTACGTTTTCTGTATCCATGTCTGAAATACTAGGGCTTTTAGAAACTGTTTGCAAGTCCTTATCGACCAAAGACCGACCAACTAGCAAAAACAGGTTTTTGCCAGACTTACATGGAGATGTATCCCGTAACAACGGTACTCTAGGTAGCCATGCCCACTACTAGACGGATATAGCGGGTGTCGACCCCGGCTCCGTGGCTACTTATTCCACGGCCTCTATCCCATCCCCGCCTTCTACTTTGCTGGCGTTTCGCGCAGTCGGAAATGGAAAAACCCTTTAGTGGAGACTTGGGCTTGACAGGCCAGCATCGGGCACGAACCAAACGATGACTACAAGCCCCCACTAAAGGGTTCTGGGTACTACGTTCGTGCCAAACGCCGGGGTGTCACTTCCGACGCATGAATTGTAACGGTTTCCAATAACGTCCAAGTTAGATTAACCCCACACTTTGTAGGGAAATATAAAAATAATTGAAAAAGGTGTTGACATGGGTAATAAACAGTTTACTATTCATATCACGGTCACTTGATCGTAACTAACCGGAGAGAATAATGGAACAGAAAACAACTTTGACACACAACGAAATTTGGTCTTTGATTGACAAGCTGATGGGCGCTGCTGGCAAACTAAGCGATGTGCAAGAGTTTGGTTGCACCCAGTTTGTTAGCGAGCAAATGAACGCGGCTAAGCGAGACATCTTTAACGTCATCCGCACTTTAGATCCACGCAAATAATTAACGGGGCTTCGGCCCCCACCTTCGGAGAGAATAAATGACAACATCACAAACTTGGTCAATATATCGGGATGATCCTGTTGACCATGTCCTCAGAGTAACAACCCCCCAAGGCTATTACCACCAATGCGTTCATTGCAAGGGTCGCATCTTTACGTCTGACCATGACTGCCTTGAGCGTTTTATCAACGACCACCAAGACTGTGAGGCAACGAAATGACTGACGCAGAACACCATCAGCAAGAACTTGAGCAACAAGAGCAAGAGGAAAAGATAACGATCCAGCACCTAGACCTGATTGCTTACAAGTGTCTTGGTGTAGCCCAAGCAGTTCGTGACCTGAGTTTTATGCGTGACCCGGAGTCGTTTGAGAAGTCTAGAGCCCGCTTAATCGAGCTGGCAACTGAGTTTGATAATCTAAGGAGAAAATACGATGAGCAAAGCACCAAGCACTAAGATTGACAAGGTAGCGCACCACTTAGTTACCAAGAAAAAAATTACAAGCTGGGAGGCGATTCAGTTGTACCGCGCTACACGCCTAGCCGACATTATTTTTAACTTGCGTAATGAAGGCTGGTTGATCAACACGATTATGATTCAGAGAGACAAGACCCGTTACGCAGAATATATTTTGATCAAGGCGGGAACCAAATGACTAAAGACCAGATTGGTGATTTAATAGGTGGCGCTCTACTTGCGCTAGTAGCAATAATGGCAATGTTTATCTAAGGAGAATAACTTGAATACAGGCATAGTAAATATCAGAGGTAAAGAGTATCAGACAGTAGCTTTGCGGGTTCAGAAGTTCCGCGAGGCTCACCCGGAGTGGGAACTATCTACCGAGATCATCAAGGCAGACGATACCGTGGTGATCATGCAAGCTCGGATCTACACAGATTTGGGCAAGTGCATCGCTACGGGCCACGCAGAGGAGTTCAGAGCGTCTAGCCAGATCAACTCAACATCCGCTTTAGAGAACGCTGAGACCAGCGCCATCGGTCGGTGTCTAGCTGCGGCTGGTTGGGGTGGTACTGAGTTCGGCTCTGCTAATGAGGTTCAGAACGCTATACACCAGCAAGCCACGCCTAAAAAACGTGAGAGCAAGAGTAAAGAGGAACTGCTCAAGATAATCAATGAGGCATCGAGCCCTGAGATCCTCTCGGTCTTTTGGAAAGCTCTGAGCCCAGAGGAACGTGAGCTGGTCAGGACTGAGGCCGCGCACAAGGGCGCAAAACTCAAAGAGTCCAAAGGTGTTTTGAAAATAGGGGAGCCAAGAGATGCGTGAGGCCAACCCATTCCAGCTTGATGGGAACTGGTGGAACGACCGGCTGGGCAAGCTCACGGCCTCGCGTATGGCGGCGGCTATGAACTTCCTGAAGTCTGGCAAGGAGTCCACCGAGCGCGAGAACCTACGGTATGAGATTGTCGCGGAACGGATCACCAATACCTTTGCGGATAAGTACACCACCTCTGATATGCAATGGGGGGTAGAACAAGAAGCTGCCGCAAAGGAACGGTTTGAGTCTGTGACCGGCCTGATAGTCACGGATACACCGTTCATTGACCATCCGCGTATACCGTTTTGCGGTTGCTCACCGGATGGATTCGTGTCTGACGGGTCGCTCATAGAAGTCAAGTGTCCCAAGACCAAGACCCACATGAAGTACATCGCCAACCAAGAAGTCCCTGCGGAGTATAAGCCGCAGATGACCCTACAAGCTGCGGTCACCGGTAAGCCGGTCTGGTTTGTTTCCTACGATCCGCGCATGGGTGAGGGTAAGGACTTATTCATCAAGAAGTTCAAACCCACCCCGGAGGAAATCAAGGTGGTCGAGGACGCAGCCGAGCAGTTTTTGGCTGAGTGTGATGCCCTGTTTGATTTCTACAACAACAAAGCAGTTTATTTCGATAAGGATTAAAAATGTTACTAATTGGATTAGCTCGTATAGGTAAAGACCCAGCAATTCGCCATACCGCTGACGGTAAGCCCGTGATGGATCTGTCGCTGGCTATGGACTACGGCAAGAAAGGCGCGGACGGCAAACGGCCTACGCAATGGATCTCCGCGACCATGTGGGGTGACCGCGTGGAGAAGCTCCAATCTCACCTAATCAAGGGCCAGAGCCTCTTTGTGACCTTGTCTGAGCCTCACCTTGAGGAATACAAGCGCAAGGACGGAACCACGGGTACTTCGCTCAGAGCGCGGTTAAATGAGCTGGAGTTTGCTGGAGCCCCGCGAGATAAGGTGCGCGAGGAGCCAAAAGAAAACTTTGACTCCACCGGCCTAATTGATGACGTGCCTTTTTAGGGGGGTTTATGGAAGATATTTCGTCACTAATTATTAAGCTCGACCTAAACCTGTCAGAACTAAAGCGTCTGACCAGAACCCCGGCGTTTAGCGATAACGAAAAAATTACGCAGATCATTTTGGATATGCGCTGGCAGTTATCGCAAGCCCTGACATCAATCGGTAAATCAGATGCCAGACAGGATTAAGTGCTGGGCTCTTAAGGATTCAAGGGGGCGCTACGTTCAAATCGAACATGGTGCGATGCCGCAAGAAGCCTTTAAGAACTTGACATTTAGAACTCAGCGGGCGGCTAATGAATGGCTGGCTAGGAACTTGTACTGGTACTACAAGGCCAAACCAGTTCAGGTAATTGTCAATATCAAGGAGGTAGGTGAGCCATGACATTTATTTCTCATTTAGTCGCTGCCGACATTTGGTTTTTTATTCTGTGGATGATTGCGATGATCGCAATGGTCTGCTTTGTATGCTCACAAAAGGAAAAAAAAGATGAAAAGACTACTGATAGTTTTAGCCCTGACCGGGTGCGCCACCACAAGCCCCGGGGGTTATAGCGTTCCACCACCAGCTCAGAAGCTCATTGTGGATAAAGAGGTTCACGCCATGACCCGCTTAGAGACCGCCAACGCCATTCAGGACTGTCAGGCGGCTAGGACTAGGGCTGTGGTGATCTACGGACGCAGGGCCGTGGGAGGGGTGACTAGGGACGTTGTAATCGATGTAACGTGCGCCCCGCTGTACTAAAAAAGAACCCGGCCTAAACCGGGTCAAGCCCCAAAGGGCAAAGAGAAAGCGTCTTAACTGTAGCCCCGAGTTCCCTGCCGGTCAATGATTAACGCCTGACCGCGTGGGGACGTTTCCGGGGTGTTTGGAACGCTGATGTGCGTCCATGAGTCAAACTCTAGGATGATCTGATCAAAGGGCACAGAGGCCGCTATACAAGCCTCTACAACCTCTCTAGGCTTCATGCCGGGAACCCGTAGGTCAGCCGCACAACCTAGACGGTGCTGGGAGGTGTCCTTAGACCCCACCGCGTCATTGACCTGTTTCGACCGAAAGGCCGAGTTGATCATTACGGGCTTCCCACCAACCGCAGCCTTGACTTGCTCTAATAGCGCCGCCAGACGGATTAAGTTTTCTTTTTCCGCGTTAGACGGAATGTTAAGCCAACCGTTACGCTCGGCGGTCTCAGACCGGGTCAGCTCATCGTAAGTGAAATGTTCAGATAGGTTCATTTTTGTTGATTGCTTCCTATTTTGATTCCGGTAATTAGCCCAATAAACCCCCCAACAATGGTCTGAAAGGCTGGCATCAACATCTCAAAAATCTTGTTGTTGTCTACATGAGCGTCAAATAAGCCAATACAGACCGATACCGTCATACCCAAGAGGATCATAGACAGGGAAATGGTCGCAATAATCGTTATCCAAAAACCAAGTTTTTCAAGGTTGGAGTTCATTTCTTCTTGTCCATAATATCGTCAAGCTGCTGGGACTTCTCCTTAGATCCCTGACTTGACCCAAAGTAGTAGCCCAAGACCATCGTCATAGCAGAGGTCAGCGCCCCTAGAACGTATATCAAAATATCTTTAGATTGGGTATTGACCTCTACAAAAATAATCACTAGGAACAAAATAAAGGTCAGAGACACGGTTCCCAAGGCCAAGATGGGCGTGACAATCTTATTGATTACCGGCGCAAACTCGCTAGTCGCAATCTCAATCTCACGCTTTCGGGCAGAGTCCATCTCTTTTACATGAGCCTCCAGCTCCGCAAGTTGACCCTTCTGAGCCATTTCCATGAGCGTAGCCTGTGCCTTTGCTTTGGCCTCTGGGTCGGGCAGAACCTTATCTAAGACCTTCTCTCCGATGCTTAGTAGAGCTGCTATTGGAATCATAAGTGCCCCTTATAGATGTAATAAATACTGACCAGCAAGAACGCGCCCAATACCGCGTAAATTTGTGTCTGTCTCCAGAGCTTTAGATCCCGGCCCAGCTCGTCCTTATTGGCCCGAGACTCTGACTGCATCTTTTCCTTGATGTCCAAGACCTTGCCAAACTGGATACGGCCCTCGTCCTCGCCAAACTGCTGGCAGAGAACCTCCTTGACCTCATCTTCCATCTGCTTTAGCCGGTAGAGCCTACGCCACTCGGTCATGGCGGTCATGATCGTAATGTCACCAAACTCTGTCCTCTGGCGTACCTTGTAAGCCTTGCGAGCCTTTAGCTCCGCAACCCCAAAGTTCTGTATGGACTCAACGGCGGTGCTGATTTCCTTGCCAGACTGTATAGCCGATTTTATGCCCTTGGTTGCACTCTGGGCCGCCGCAATGATTGGATCTATGTCGCTCATAATTCATTTGTCTGCCTTGTCGTTGAGGCGATCATATAGCGATCCGATTAAGCTCTCTATCTTGTCGAACCTTGCAGCCATCTCAACTCGAACTTCTTTGAGGTCATCTCTGCGGACGTACAGCTCACGCAGTTCCTTTTCTATCTCGTGGGTGTCCTTACGCAGCTCTTTTAGTGAGTCCCATAGCTCTCGGGCAAACCAACCCATTGCAGCCACAATCGTACCCAACCCAAGATTGATAACGGTCTGCCAATCCATGTTAGGTTTTCATAATGTAGCAAAGCGCGTAGTACGGGGGCAGATTTGCGTTTGTACCTGAAGTTCCTGCCGATGCGTTTGTAACGGTAATTCCTGTTGTGTTAGATCCAGTTGTTGCAGCGCCGCCAGAAAATTGGTTTACACCTCCACCACTTTGACTATTAGTGCCAGTAAATGTTGGCTGGCTATAACTATGGGCGTGTCCGGGGTCTGTAACTGTTGTTGTGTGTGTGTGGCTTACAACTATTGCGTCCGCAGAGCCGCCGGTAGCGTCTACCGCGTAGGTAGAGCCAGCACCAACAATAAACCGGTTTCTTAAGTCAGGCGTTCCGTTAGACCCGTTACACAGGACGTAACCCGCAGGAATAGATCCAATCGACCCCGACCATAAGAAAATACCGCCAGCAGGGATTGGGGTTGCCGGGGGTGGGGTAGCCCCAATAATCCCGTAAAGGTTGTCGTAGGTCTGGATCGTTACGTCTGCCGAGTCCTTTAGGATGAACTTGTAGAAGAACCCTTCAGTCAACCAGATGTCGTTAGGAGGTCTGCCACTTGTCCCCAGAATGATTGGATTGGCGTTAGCCGTAAGCCCAGAGCTTGTTGTGTAAGTAGCCAAGGGCGTACTCGATCCAGCCTGATAGGTGTAAATCTTACCGGCGTTTAGCGGTGCGCCATTGTTATCAAAAAACTGAAATCCGTTGCCGATTGGCGAAAGATTGACTGCCATAGTTATTTTCCTCTTAGAATTTCACCAAG